CCCCGGCCCGCCCGCAAGCACAAGCCCAAGCCCCGCGCCCGGCCCCGCAGCCGCAGGGCCAGGACAAACAAGACAAGTCCCCGGACGCCAAGGCGTAAGCCGTAGGAGGCCGCGATGCTCCGCTATCTCTCGCTGTTCGCGGTAGGTCTGGCCACCGGCTACGCCTGGGGCTGGATCGACGGCCTAGCGGCCTCCCTGGCTGTTTGAGGACTGATTGCTATGTCAGGCGTTGTCGCTGTGCAGGTGTGTACCGCGTGGACCTCGACCCCCGAGGGCTTCATGGCGTGTCGCGAACTCGCATGGCAACAGGCCTACCTGATTCCGCCCGAGGCCGCTGGATACGTGGACATCCTGGTCAACGGTGGTTTCTCCCCGGAAGCCTTCGGCATCGGTGCCGCTGGCGTCCTGGGATCGTTCGTGACGGGGCTTTTGATTGGCTGGGTCGCGTCACTTCTTCGTAAAGCCAAATAGAGAGGAAACACCATGAAAGCAATGAAGCAACGCATCGCCAAGTTCAGCCCGGTCGCCTCGTTCCGCAACCTGTGCATCGCCGGTTCCGTCACTGCCGCGACTTCGCTGCCGGCCTTCGCCGGGGTGATCGACACCAGCGCGGTGGAATCGGCGATCACCGATGGCCAGGGCGATATGAAGGCCATTGGCGGCTACATCGTCGGCGCCCTGGTGATCCTGGCCGTCGCCGGCCTGATCTACAGCATGTTGCGCAAGGCGTAACGGGTGCTCTGGTCGGTGTGGTTGGGGGCGTTCTTCGCCGGCGCCTTCATCACCGGGTACCGGACCGGCGAATTCTTCTAACCGAACAGACCGAGGCGGAAGCCCCCTCCGGAGTTTCCGGCAGGGGGCTTTTTTGTGTGGGGTCTTACGATGAAGTTTGCGAGCCTGATTCTGATGCTTCTCTTTGCCACGGTGGCGAGGGCTGAGGATTACTACTGGAAAATTCAGTCACTGCCTGAACGCTTTTCTTCGCCCTCGGCAGCTTGCGCGGCGTGGGCCAAAGCCACGGGACGCCCTGGGGAGTTCACCTTCACCGGGTCTATGAAAGCCCGTGACCAGACCTCGTTTTGGTGCGAGTTCACGAACAACGAAACCGGCAAGACTGCTGCCGCGTATGGTCCTGCCGGACGCTATGGCGATAGCTGTCCCGAGGGGACGGAATACGATAAGGCGACCGGGGTTTGTAAGTCGCCTCCGCAAGAATGCAAGGAAGGCGAACTGTTCCCGGCCAAAGGCCCGGACTCTCCCGTGGTTACCTCGGGAGGCCGTAACTATGTCGGTGACGGCGGCGCCCCGACCGCCTGCTATCAAAGCTGTGAGTATGGCGGCAATCCCAGCCCGGCCAGTTGCTATCTGGTCAAAGGCTCCACCACGACCGGCTTCTGCAATTACATCCTCAAGGGCACCGGACAGAATTGCGGTGCCGATTCCTACACCTTCTCCCAGACCGGCGATTCGCTGAACCCGCCCGACACTCCGAACACCGATCCTTCCGACCCGAACGACCCCGGCTGCCCGCCCGGCTGGTCGTGGTCGGGGACTACCTGCGTCAAGGCCCCGACCGATCCCACGGATCCAACCGACCCGACCACGCCGGGCGGCGACGGCGGCGGCGATGGCAATGGCGGTGGAAACAACAACGGCGGCGGCAATGACGGCGGCACCGGCAATGGTGACGGCAGCGGGGGAGGGGACGGCAACGGCGCGGGCGATGGTAGCGGGGACGGTGACGGCAGCGGCACGGGCGGCGATGGCAACGGTACATGCGACCCGGCGAAAGAGAACTGCTCCACCGGCCCCGAAGGCCCCGGCGGCGAACTCAAGGAACCCACGCCCGGCACCTGGGATGACGCCATCGCCACCTGGGAAAAGAAGGTCGAGGAAGCCAAGAAAGAACTCAAGACCAAGGTGAAGGCCAACGTCGACCAGATGAAGGGTGCCTTCGACCTCAACCTGGCGGAAGGCGGCGGGCAACTGCCCTGCGAGTCCATGACCATTTGGGGCAAGTCCTACTCCCTCTGTATCTCCGACTACGCCGGCCAACTCTCCAGCCTGCGCGTGGCGCTGCTGCTGATGGCCGCGCTGATCGCCGCCCTCATTCTGCTGAAGGACTGACCCTATGGAATGGCTCTCCGGTTTTCTCGATCAGATCATCGCCTTCTTCCAGTGGATCTGGGATTTCTTCGCCCAAGGCATCTATGACTTCGTGCGCGACGGCCTGGTGGTTGCCACCAAGGCGTCGATGTACGCCGCGCTCCAGACCCTGATCCTGCTGATCGATGTCAGCTACACCGCCGCCCGCGAACTGATCGACAGCCTTGGCGTGCCGCAGATGATCCGCAGCATGTATGCCGCGCTGCCGGGTCCGATTGCGGCGGGGCTGGCCTTCTTCGGCGTGCCGCAGGCGCTGAACATCATCATGGTCGCGGCGGCGACGCGCTTCTGCATGCGCTTCGTGCCGTTCATTGGGAGGTGATCCGTGTCGATCAAGATCCACCACGGCCCCAATGGCTCCTACAAGACCTCCGGCGCGATCCAGGATGACGCCGTGCCCGCGCTGAAAGACGGGCGGGTGATCATCACCAACGTGCGCGGCTTCACCCTGGAGCGGGCCTATCAGGTCTTTCCGGACCTGCCCAACACGGCGGAAATCATCAACCTCGATCTGGAGTCGCTGGAAGACCTCGAAAAGATGCGCACGTGGTTTCAGTGGGCGCCCCGCGGGGCCTTCCTGATCTTCGACGAAACCCAACTGCTGTTTCCCAAGTCCTGGCGGGAAAAAGACCTCGAGCGCTTCGACTACCCCGGTGGACCGGAAGCGGCCCACGCGGCTGACCGCCCCATGGGCTGGCTCGACGCCTGGACCCGGCACCGGCATTTCAACTGGGACATTGTCCTCACCACGCCGAACATTTCCTACATTCGCGACGACATCCGCATGACCTGCGAGATGGCCTACAAGCATTCCAACCTCGCGGTGATCGGCATCCCTGGCCGCTACAAGGAGGCCCAGCATGACGCCCAACTCAACCGTCCGCCCGCCGATGGCACCATCATCGAATACAAGCGGATCCGAAAGCAGACCTTCGCCCTCTACCAGTCCACGGCCACCGGCAAGACCCAAGACACCAAGGCGGGCAAGAGCCTCTTCCGGTCGCCTAAGCTGGTTCTTCTACTGGCATTGCTGGCCGGCACTATTGGCTTTGTCTGGTATATGGGGCCTCTGCGCACGATTGGCGGTCCGGCTGCTGCGACACCTGCCGACGCTCCTGGCGACCCTGCTCAAGCCCCTGCTGCGCCCGCTGCTGTGGCTGCTCCAGCGCGTCCTGCTGCGAATAGCTTTCTTCCTCCTGGGCTTGTACCTGATGGGCCTGCTGCTGCGCCTGTTGATCTGAACGCCCATCCCTTCGCCGATCGACGGATCTCCATCCTCGCCCACGCCTACCGCAAGTCGCGGGGCGATATCTACCTGTTCGCTCTGGACGATCCCACGGGCCGGCACCTGGAACTCACCAGTTGGCAACTGATCGGCTCCGGCTACCGGGTGACGCCCAAGGGCGAGTGCGTCGTAGAGCTTCGCTATGAGGACTGGAAACAGACCGTCACCTGTGCCGGGAGGCAGGCCGGCGCGGTGGCCAGCATCGCTCCGGCAGCGCCTGTTGCCGCCTCCGCAGACGCACCGGCCAGGGGTCAGTCGCCGCTGACCATCGTCCCCGATTCCGAATACGCCTCGCGGCCCTGGAGGCACAAATGATCGATTGGGAATTCCTCGTTCCGGTGGCGATGGGCTGGGCGCTGCATCACTGGTGGTCGGTGATGACGGCGCTAGCGGCGGTCGGGGTGCCGCCATGAGGGGCGAGCCGCGCCGCCGGCCGGGAGCGCAAGGCATGAGCGATAGGCCGAAGGCGCGGCTGACGCCCCTGTAACACGTCAGATAAGCCACCTATTGCGGTTTCAATTCGTACCAATTTGGATCGTTAAAGATGAAGAAAATCAGCCATCAAATTCGCGTCAGTATCGAGTCGGACGGTCAGGTCTTGGAAAGCCCGAAAGGGCGGTTGTTCTTCGACGACACCACGGCTCAATTCACCGACCTGTCAGGCGTGCGCATTCTGCGTTGCGGCGTGGATACGGTGCGGCAGTTGTACAACGGCAAGTTGCGCCCGGAAGTGATGGCGCTGTTCGACCTATCGGTGGATGTGGTCGAGTTCGCCGGCTACGAATGGTCCAAGGGCCGCATCGGTCGCGACTCCGGCTATCAGTACCGCCTGCAGAACGCTGAAATGGGCCTGATCCTGCTGATCAAGAACCACAACATCAAGGTCGATACCCTCGGCTCGCACCTCAAGATCGAGGTGTCGCCCCATGCCCTCGACGGTGCCGACCCGCATATCCTTCAGGGCGTGCTGGATGACTTGGCCGCTGCCGTGCTGAGCCACTGCGAAACCAACCAAGCCGCTGTGCATATCGCCCTGGACGTGCAAGGCTGGAAACCGCCTCGCGATCTGGTGGATCGCATGCATTGCCGCTCGCGTCGGGTACGCCAGATCAGCGGGATCGAGCGGATCGAGTTTGACGGTAACGCCTCGGTCTACGGGCGTGGCGAGACGTACATGTTCGGCTCGGCCAACGGCCTGCAACTGTCGATCTATAACAAGACCCTCCAGGCTCGGGCCACCGACAAGCTCGACTATTGGGAAAGCGTGTGGGCGACCCTGAACGGGGATCCGTTCGGCGATGGCGACCCGGCCTATAACCCCCTGGAAACGGTCTGGCGGCTCGAATTCCGCTTCCATCACTCCATCGTCCAGCAGTTCTCCGAAGGCTCGCGCATGGCTTCGGGGGAGGTCATCGGCTGCCGCACCTATGAGGGCCTCTGCCCGCACCTGCAAGGGCTGTGGAACTACGCCTGCGAAAGCTTCAAGCTGCTGAGCCGGACGGCGGTCTACGATCCTTTCTGGAGCCTGATCAGCCAGGACGCCCGCGTCCAGGTCGAGTGCGATCCGCTGATCGAGCGCACCGAGTATCGGCGCTACTACAAGACCGCCAAGGGCTTCAGCGGGCGCAACTGCGAGATGTTCCTCGGCCAGTTCGTGAGCCTGATCGCGCGGGAGCGTGTCCCGGCAAAAAAGGCTATTGAGTCCGCCCGCAAATTGGAGTTCTGGCACGTTATCGAAGACCACTATCTCGCCAAGGGTTGGACTCGTCGCGATCTGGAAAGGCATATACACAAGCTGATGTGTGATCGGTATCTGCGGCGGGGGTATGCCGTCTAATGTCGATCACCAAGCTCCCCGATGGCCGTTGGTTCGTCGATGTAGAACCGATCAAGGGCAAGCGCTTTCGCAAGCGGTTCAAGACCAAGATGGAGGCGCAGCAATTCGAGGCCACCGCGCGTCAGAAGTGTGCGGAAAACCCCTGCTGGACGCTCAGGCCGAAGGACCGTCGGCGTCTCTCGGAGTTGGTCGAACTCTGGTATGAACTGCACGGCCAGACCCTGAGCAACGGGCATCGTTGCGTGGCGATTCTGCGGTTGGTGGCAAAGGACCTGGGCGACCCGGTCGCTGTCTCCCTGGAGCCCGCGAAAGTGGCTCGGTTGCGTAGTCGGCAGATAGCCAATGGCATGTCGGGAAAGACCGCGAACAACCGTCTTGGCTACCTCAAGTCCATGTACAACGAATTGCGTCAACTCGGCGTCATTGACTATGAGAATCCGGTAGGGCGCATGCGGCCGCTCAAGCTTCAGGAAAGACCGCTGTCGTACCTGACCAAGCATCAGGTGTCCGAACTGCTTACGGCCCTGGATGCGCGCACCACGTCGCCACATCCGAAGATGGTCGCTCGTATCTGCCTCGCGACAGGGGCTCGATGGGGTGAGGCTCAGGCGCTGACGCCGGAACGTCTGAAAGGTAATACGGTGATCTTTGCCAACACCAAGTCCAAGCGTGTGCGCTCGGTGCCGATCTCGGAAGAATTGGGCGCCGACCTTCGCCGGCATTGGCAGACCCACGGGCCGTTCACGAACTGCCTTGGCGTGTTCCGCCTGGTGCTGCTGTCGACCTCGATCAAGCTGCCGAAGGGGCAGGCCAGCCACGTACTGCGCCACACGTTCGCCAGTCACTTCATCATGAACGGCGGGCACATCGTGACCCTACAGCACATCCTGGGGCACGCCTCGTTGTCGATGACGATGCGATATGCGCACCTGTCCCAAGACCACCTATCTGAGGCTGTTCGATTCAACCCGCTCATAGGTTGAAGGCTGCGGGGGTCGACAGAGGGAAAGAAAAATAGACTTGAGGTGGTTCAAATTCGGTCTGAATTCGGATTATGATGTTGGAGCCGACGGTAGACAGACTGCCGACGCGCGTATCCCACTCGTCGCCTGGATATGGAGCGTGGTGGAGTTCGAACACCGTAGAACCTGAGTTCCAGGCCTTAAGTGTTCCCACAGCAATGGAGGTACCGGCTCATGCGAGTCGAGACAATTAGTTATTTGAAACGTCATGCGGCTGACCTGGATTTATCCGAGCCAATGGTCGTCACGCAGAACGGTGTTCCTGCCTATGTGGTTGAGTCATATGCTGAGCGGAAGCAGCGCGATGAAGCAATTGCGCTGGTGAAGTTGCTTGCGATTGGCTCCCGCCAGTACGCAGAAGGCAAGCATCGCTCTGTTGATGATTTGAAAGCTCGCCTTTCCAGGAGGTTCGCTCAGCCAGAATAAGGAGGTTTAATGTCCCCGGTCGTCATTCGTTTTACTGATACCGCAGAGCAAAGCATCGAAGACCAAGTCCACCACTTGGCTCCATTCCAAGGTGAACAGGCTGCATTCCAGTCAGTACTGAGCCTTTTGGATGAGATTGAAGAGAAGATTTCACTTGCACCTAAAGGTTACCCAGTCAGCCAGCAGGCGAGTCTTCTGGGGGTGCTGAGCTATCGCGAGCTTAATACCGGCCCCTATCGTGTTTTTTACGAATTCCACGAAGAGCAAGGCGAGGCGGCAGTGATCTTGGTTCTGCGACAGAAGCAGAGCGTTGAGCAGCAATTGATCCGCTACTGCTTGGTGGGGCCAATCGAGTGA